TCGCTCCCTGCGGATCTTCGGTGCAGGATGCCAGCGCATTGCGCTCCGCATGAGCCTGACCGTATCTCTGGTGCCAGCCCTGTCCGATGATCCTGCCCTCTTTTGCGACCACGGCACCCACCATCGGGTTGGGAGATGTCCATCCGCAACCCTTTTTTGCAAGCTGCAAAGCCAGACGCATATACTCTTTGTCGTTCATCGTGTCGCCTCCAAAAGAAAAAGCCCTGAACAAAAACGTTCAGGGCAAGCCGAAAAGACACAAGGGACCCTTGTGCAAAAAAGAAAGCTCCAGAATGCAAACGCATCCCAGAGCAGCCTCCACAAGCGCCGAACCGTGCGGGCTCTGCGCTTGGTATCTTCTTTCATCCAGACTGTACTGTCGGCTTCGGAGTTTCACCGAATCATGCCTTACGGCTCGTGGGCTGTACCACCGGTAGGGAATCGCACCCTGCCCTGAAGATTTCTGATTCAATTACAGCGGCATTATAGCACGGCTCCTTTCGGATTGCAAGGGCATTCTGCAAACCGGGACGAAACCGGGATGAAGATGGGTACGAAACTTTTTGACTATTATTGCCTTGTCAAGAGGGTAGGCGTCGTCCAGCCCTCTCTCTTTTTGCCAAAGTTTCCCTTGCTTTTTCTTGCACCCTGCCGAAATCAGCGTATTCCCAAAACTTTTTGTTGACACGGCTCGATTTTTGTGGTAATCTATCCCAACAATTGAATATAACATATTTTTACATATTCGTTCTGGCCCTGCGGGGCTGAACATTTTGGCTTTCAGCCGTTACATAACCGACTAGCATGACCTTCCAGAAAAAGCGAAGGCAGGGCTGGTCTGTTTTGTGACGGCTTTTTTGTTGCCGTTTTGCCCGTTGCACCTTGAAAACCACATGACCGTCTGCATGGGATACCCGGCGATGACCCCCAAGTGGGAGAGCCGGAAAACGCCGCCGGAAGGGGGCAGGAAAGCCATGCAGGGAGAACGGCAGGATGTTGATTTCCCAGTTGCGGAGAAAAACGATGTGCTCAAAATGATCACATCGTTTTTCCGTAACGCCAAGAAAGGACGGTGTGCCTATGAGTAATTTTACCCCTGCATGGTTCAAGAAAGGTTTTTTCAACGAATCCCTGTTCTGTGACGATTTCCTGAGCAGCCATCAGCTGCTTTACTCGAATGGCGCATTTTTCACCCCGGATGGCAGAATGGTGGACCCCATGCCCCTGCGCTGTGAAATTTTCGAGATGATGCGTGAATACGTCGGGGCAAACCTTGCCAAGAAGGTCACCAATGTGGTGGACGTGCTGAAACTGGCGGCACAGGTGGAGGACTTCCCACCCGTCACCGACCGTATCGCACTGGCAAACGGCACCCTGTATCTGGACGGCACCTTTCAGGAGGGCAAGCCGGAGATCGTCCGCAACCGGCTCCCGGTCAGGTATGACCCGAAAGCTCCACAGCCCACCCATTGGCTGCGGTTTCTGTCCGACTTGCTCTACCCGGAGGACATTCCCACGGTGCAAGAGTTCATCGGCTACTGCCTGATCCCCAGCAACAAGGGCCAGCGCATGATGGTCATCAAGGGCAACGGCGGCGAGGGAAAATCGCAGATCGGTGTGGTGCTGTCCCGGCTGTTCGGCTGCAACATGAAGGATGGCAGCATCGGCAAGATCTCGGAGAACCGCTTCGCCCGTGCCGATCTGGAGCACACCCTGCTCTGCGTGGACGATGATATGCGGATGGAAGCCCTGCGCCAGACCAACTATGTCAAGTCCATCGTGACCGCGCAGGGGCAGATGGACTTGGAGCGCAAGGGCAAGCAGAGCTATCAGGGCTGGATGTATGCTCGCCTGCTGGCGTTCAGCAATGGCGATTTGCAGGCTCTGTATGACCGCTCGGATGGCTTCTACCGCCGCCAGCTCATTCTGACCACCAAGGACAAGCCCCTGTCCCGTGTGGACGACCCGGATATTGCCGAGAAGATGGCGGCAGAGGCCGAGGGCATCCTGCTGTGGGCATTTGAGGGCTTACAGCAGCTGGTGAAGAACGGTTTTCAGTTCACCGAGAGTGAACGTGCCAAGCGCAACCGGGAGCTGGTGAAGCGGGACAACAACAACGTGTTCGATTTCCTCGAATCCGAGGGCTACATCCGCCTGAAGGCGGATGCCTGCACCAGCTCGAAAGAGCTGTATGAGGTCTACAAGATGTGGTGCGAGGAGAACAGCCTGAATGCGATTAAGGCACGAGGGTTCAGCGATGCGCTGATCGCCAACCAGCGCAGGTATAATCTGGAATCCACCAACAACATCGTCAACTCGTCCGGGCGGCGTGTCCGGGGCTTTGTGGGCATCGAAGCCCTTGTGCAGCCCGACCTCACCCCCAATAGCTGGCGGGCATGACCCGCTTTTGATCCCCCTATATGGTGCGTTTTCGGTCTTTCGCTGCGTACGTGCGTACAAAGAAAGCCGCCTGTTGCGTACGCACGTACGCAGCAAAACGCCAAAGTTCTCCTTTATAGGGGGGTGGCAAAGTGTCAGGTTGACAGTTTGCCAAGAGTGGTAAGTGACGGGAAACGGTACTTACCAGCTCCTACCCAATTCCCCAAAATGGGAATCAGGGTGGGATGGCCGTTATCAGACCGTCTATCTGCCTGTTACCATTTTGGGAACAGGCAAAATCAGTTGGTCAATTTGGCCAACTGAAAAAGCCGGACGAGCTGCGGGCAGGGATTCGCAAATCTTTGCCTGTCAGCTTGCCCGGAGCAAGAGTGCAGAGAGCGCAGCTCTTTGCCCCAGTGATATGATGCTGTGCGTCATATCCTACTGGGTATTATCTGGCGCAAAACGGCGGCAGATCCAGCAGCTCCGCTGCTGCGTTCTCCCCGCCAAGCTGTTGAAACGGAGGGATGTCTATCTGAAACTGACACGACACAACGGACGAGCCGGAGCACACGGCACTTACAACCCCAAGCACAATGACCGCAGTTTCAACCTTGCTAACAGTGAGCACATCGACCCGGAACGAGCCAAGGGCAACATCTACTGGGACTGCTTCCACGGCTTCCATTCGGCTCTCGCTCCACCCGACCCGGATGATCTGGCGGCGACCTTTTCAGATGTGGAACGGCAATTCTATGAGACCCACTACACTGCCTTTGTCGAAAGCCAGAATGAGCGTAACGCCAAGATCCGGCACACAGAGCGCAACCGCTCCATTCCCGACCTGTTGTCCAGCCGCAAGACCTGCCCGGAAGAAACTATCTATCAGCTGGGAACAATGGACGACCATGCCTCCGCAGAGGACTTGCTGAACATCGTCACCGAGTTCATCGAGGAGTTCAAAGCCAAGTATGGCGACCATGTTCATGTGCTGGACTGGGCATTGCATCTGGATGAAAGCACTCCCCACATCCATGAGCGTCATGTGTTCGACTGCGAAAACAAGTACGGCGAGGTGGCACCCCAGCAGGAAAAGGCATTGGAAGCACTGAGCTTCGAGCTGCCCGACCCGGACAAGCCCCTCAGCCGCCGCAACAACCGCAAGATCACCTTTGATGCCGCCTGCCGGAAGATGCTATTTGAAATCGCCAAGCGGCACGGGCTGGAATTGGAGGAAGAAGCGGAGTACGGAAACCGCAAATATCTGGAAAAGCAGGATTTCATCCTTGCAAAGCAGAAGGAGCAGCTTGCCGCCCAGCAGAACAAGCTGGACAAGCTGACCCTGAAAGTTTCGGACATGGAGACCCTGCTGGAAGATGTTTCGGCTGCGGCCTATGACAAGGCGGTGGAGGTCGTGACCGACGTGGTGCGCACCGAGACCCGCAAGGAAGATATGCGGATGATCGAGGACACGAAGAAGTGGGTGCTGTCCCCGGAACGTAAGGCTCCGCAGACCACGAGAGAATACGCCGCCCTTCGGTTGGACACCGTGCTGGACAAGTTTCTCAAGACCATGCAGACCACCGCTGCCCGCTTGCAGGAGAAGCTGCTGAAGCCGGAGGCCCGGCAGAAAGGCAAGGAACAGGTCAAGGAGAAAGCACGGGATTCCGTTCTGCAACTGCTGAACCGCTTGCAGGCAGAACAGGCACAAAACAAACCAGCGGCACAACCCCGCACACAGGAGGGGCACTCGGAAATCTGAACCTCATCGGGAACGTTTGGGGCAGAAAGCTGGCACTTTCTGCCCCGGCACCCGGGTACAAGGATATGGAGGTGCAAGTGAAAGAAGTTCCGATTTGGCAAAAGAGTAATCTGACCTTGGAGGAAGCGGCGGCTTACTCTGGGATCGGTATCAATAAACTGCGGTCAATGACCGATAGCGATGAATGCAAGTTCGTCCTTTGGAACGGAACCAAACGACTGATCAAACGCCGTAAGCTGGACGAATATCTGGACAAGGCATTCTCGATCTGATGCGGTGTAGAAAATTGACCGTTTGATGTTGCAGGGAGTCTTGCGTCATGGTATACTCATGGCGTAAGGCTCCTTTTCAACATTCTGTGAATGAAAAGGAGAGTTTATATGCAAAGACGTAAAGATAATAAAGGCCGTGTTTTGAAGGATGGCGAGGTCTACCGCAAGAGCGACGGGCTTTATATGTACCGTTGGACTGCGAAAAACGGAAAACGCCATACCATCTATGATGCAACCTTGGAGGGGCTGCGCGAAAAGGAAGAGAAGATCCAGCACGACTTGGCAGAAGGCATCCGCATCCCGGAGTGCAGTCTGACCTTGAACGATCTGTTTGAACTGTGGCGTAAGAACAAGGTGGGCTTGAAGGAGCATACCTTCGCCAATTACGTTTATATGTACAATCGGTTCGTCCGGGATGAGATCGGCATGATGAAGCTCAAGGACATTCGCAAGTCGGATATCCGCAGCTACTACAATGGCATCGTCCGCAATGGCAAGATGGCGTTGAACACGCTGGAAACCATCCAGAATGTTCTCCATCAGGTCTTTGCGGTGGCGGTGGACGATGAGTACATCCGTGTGAATCCCACGGATGGTGTCCTGACGGCCATTAAAGCCGCCCACCAGTACGAAACGCCCAAACGACACGCTCTGACCCTGCCCCAGCAGCAGGCGTTTCTGAATTTCATCAAGAAAACGCCGAAGTTCCAGCACTGGCTCCCGATGTTCACCTTCATGCTGGGTACCGGATGCCGTATCTCGGAAACGGTTGGCCTGTGCTGGAGCGACATCGACTTCGAGAGTGGGTTTATCACCATCCAGCACAATCTGGTGTACCATGACCACGAGGTGGGCGGCTGCTATTTCACCATGTCCACCCCCAAGACTGCTGCAGGCAAGCGGGCAATTCCAATCTTGCCCGAAGTGCGGAAGGCACTGGAGCAGGAACGCACCAACCAGCAGGAGCTGGAACTGGTATGCGAATACGAAATCGACGGAATCTCGGACTTCGTATTCCTGAACCGCTTTGGCCAGCCGCAGAACCCGCAGACGGTCAACCGCGCCATCAAGCGCATCAGCGTGGCACACAACGAAGCCGAGCTGGAAAAGGCCGAAAAGGAAAAACGGGAGCCGCAGCTGCTGCCGCCCTTCTCCTGCCATAATCTCCGGCACACGTTCTGCACCCGGCTGTGCGAAAATGAAACCAACCTGAAGATTATTCAGGACATCATGGGACACCGGGACATCAGCACTACGATGGAGATTTACGCAGAAGCCACCAAGGAAGCCAAAGCCCATTCCTTTGCAAATCTGAACGGTAAACTGGGCATTTCGGTCTGAAATCCACTACACCAACTACTACACCACTTTTACACCAAATTGCCGGTAAGTTGTGGAGAGTTGCGTAGGGTGACGTACGGGAGAGGGAAAAAGGAAGCCGCATGGATAGGCTTATAAAGGGAAATAAAGCCATTTGTGAGCCTTCCTTGACCTGTCCCCACGATGCGCCCGGAATCTAACTAAGCTACGTGGTAATCCTTGTGTCTCCGACAGTCCGCACGAACTGAAAATCCGACCCTGAATGTACCAAAAACCTGAATGTTCAGACGGATTTCTTAGGGGCTTGTCGGAGAAGGCAAAAATCCCAAACGGAGCGTGACGGATTTTCGCCAGTTCCACATCCAGCAGAAAACTGTAAACGAGAAAACAGTCAAGAGGACATTTCACCATCGGCAAAAGCCGAAAGTGGAGTGTCCTTTTTCTATATCCTGATAATGCAAGTATACCACATAACCTTGACAAAGGAGAAGAATACCATGGCACATAAGCGAAACTCGGTTGAAGTTCCTGAACTGGAAAAACTGCTGGCTGGAAAGAAAAAGAAATACGTTCGCTACGAGGAAGGGGCAGTCCTCTACTCGATGGGCAAAAACTCTTTCCGACAAGTCGCACAGGATGCTCACGCTGTCGTCCGGTTGAAACGCATTGCACTGGTGAACGTAGAAGTGCTGGACGAATATCTGGAATCCTTTCGTGAATAATTGAATTAGTTTTACATAGCGCACTTTCAGTTTCCACAAAATTGAAGGTGCGTTTTTTCTTTTGCAAAAATCAGACAAGGAGGTTTTGCACATGATCACACACTCACAGTTGAAAATCCGAGGCCACACCAAATGATGCTCGACTACTTCTATGGGCAGTCAGGTGAACTGTTCGCCTACTTCCGCATACCGAAAGCACTCTTTCAGGACAGCCGTTTCCGGCAACTCTCTACGGATGCCCGGACACTGTACGGCATCCTGCTCGATCGTATGAGTCTGTCTGCAAAGAATAGCTGGGTGGATGAACATGGGCGTGTGTATATCATCTACACCGTCCGGGAGGTGCAGGAATCTCTCTGCTGTGCCGAGCACAAGGCGGTCAAGTTGTTCCGGGAGCTAGAACAGGCAGACCTCATCGAACGCAAACGGCGTGGGCTGGGCAGACCCAGCTTGATCTACGTCAAGAACTTTTCATCTGGACTGCCAAAAGCGCAAATACAGAATTGTGCAAACAGCAATTCTTGTGCTGCCGAAAGTGCAGTTCAGGTGCGGCCAAAATCGCAATCTAATAAGACTGATAAGAATAAAACAGAGAAGAACCATCCTTTCCTCCCGGATGAAACGGACAGGCTGACCCAGCGAGAACAGCTTGAAGATCCTCCCCAATATAGACTCTGATGCTGCCGTTCTTGAGATTCATCTGATACGCCGTTTCTTCCGTCATATCGTTCTCTTCGTCCAGCACGCTCACCGCGCTTTTGGCGGCGGTGCTCTGCTGGAGCAGGGCATCGGTGCTTGCGGCCAGAGCCGGGGCGGAAAGGCTGAACATCATGCATGCTGCCAGCGCAGCGGAAGCTGCCCGCCGGGCCAAAATATTTCGTTTCATAGGGGTTCCTCCTTTGCGAAAATTATTACGGGGGGGGGTATGCATTACGGTACTTTGATTATCTCACACTTTACCGGATTTTGGAAGCAAACCTGCGTGAATCGCCCTAAAAGCAGCGTGAAAAGCATGATTTGTGCCGGTTCTGTTGCAGTTGTCCGGCCCGCAGGCACAGCAAAGCCCCCCGGCAGGTCTTCGTCTGCCGGGGGGCTGTTTGCTGTTTTACTGCTTGGGGAACGCCTTATTCCACACTTCGATCACCTTGAACTTCGGGGTCCAGCCTTCGGGCTCAAAGCGGTCGCCCTTGGCATCCATGGTGCCCTGCTCGGTGCACCACTGTGCGGCCTTTGCCATATCGGGGTCGGTCACATCCGCAAAGGCGGGTGCGCCTGCGGGTTCGGGTCTGCCTGCGGTGTTCCACACCAGCAGGGCCAGCTGGCCGCGGTTTGCCGGGATGGCTGCGCCCTCGGGCAGGAGGCCGTTCAGGATGACGCGGGTGGCGATCTCGTAGCCGCCCCAGATGGCTGCACCGCCAACGGCCACGGCGGCAATGGCAGCGCCTGCGCCGCCTGCGCCGGAGCCGTCGTCCACGGGGTCAACGTCGAAATCGGGGTCCAACGGAGCATTCGGGTCAGTACTGGGGTTGAGCGCGTCGCTCTTCCAGTGAGCCACGAGCTTCACTTCACTCTTCGGTACTTTAAACTCGATGGTCTGGCCCTCGATGTTCTCGGCCTTGAGGTCTGCCGGGGTCACGATCTCCCAGTAGTCGAACACCATACCGGGGAAGGTTGCTTCGTCGATTTCTGCGGTGATGTTTGCCATCTCACCGACATCTGCCCATTCGGTCACAGACTCTTCGCCGGTGTCCTCACTGAACTTGGCCGGGACGCTGAACACGGTGACCATTGCCTTGTAGTGGGCGGTCAGCTCCACAGGCTCGTTCACCATTTCAAAGGTTGCTTCGCCGGTTGCTTCGTCCACAGTGGTCAGCGTAACATTCCCGGAATCCACCGTCCAGTGGTCGAACTTCAGGCCGGGGATCTCATCCGCCTTGACGGTAACGGTCTGGCCGGCCTTTGCGATGCCGCCCTCTTCGCCTTCCACATAAGTGGTGCCGTCATGGACGGTGATCTCACGCAGGTGCAGGAACTTTGCTTCCACGGTCACATCCTCGTCCGGCATGGTGAAGCTGGTGCGCTCTGCCTTGCGGTTGGCAATTTCCAGATCTTCCGGGCCACTCTCCCAGTGCTTGAACTCGAACTCGTCCGGGTTGCGCTGTTCGCGGTCGATCTCGATCCAGATCTCGGTGCCTTCCAATGCGCTGGAAATGGGGTTGCCCTCTGCGTCCGTGGCCACGCCCTTGGACACTTCGATGCTGTGGTACTGCTTATACTTTGCCTCGATGGTCACATCATGATCGGGCATGGTGAACTTTCCGTCCTCGGTCAGCTCCACGCCGTCGGAGGCTTCCCAGCGGTCAAACACGTAGCCCGGGCGTTCGTCAGCAGTAACGGTGATCTCCGTGCCCACGATAGCGCTGGCCGGGTCTGCGGTGCAGAATGTGGTACGGATGCTGTGGATGGTGTTGTACAAACCCCGTACCGTTGAATTTTGCTCGTATTATCGATATATTTTTGCCAAAAAATCCACCCAAACAATGCTCCGTCCAAATCCATTCGCCATCTATCGAGTCCAGTTCTCTTGTTGATTATCAATCTTCTTATAATATCGCATTTCCTCTAAAAATAAAAGTCCCTGTAACTTTCGCTCACGGCTCCCACTCAGAGCCATAAACGATCGTTGCAGGGGCTTTCTTCATCTTACCGGTCACTCCATTTTGAGTTATACAGACAGTTCCTGCCTTCGGTGAGTGCCAGATGAATTATTTTCAGGCAGTGCAGAAGAAACATTCAGCGTTGGATACGTGTGTGGACCACGTTTTCCGCTCCTGCCCTGCCCAAAATATCATTTTTACTTCCCGCTCTTTGCCTTCAAGCGGTCATACTCCTTGTCGGCCGCAATGGCTTCCTTCGTAAAGGAGTTGTTCTTCCACCATGCGACAAGTGCCGCAATGGTCGTGATGCCAGCCGTCACCAGCTGCTCCACAGTGGTGCTCTCGATGGGCAGAGGGCTCTTGCCCATGGCGCTCAGCATCTGGTTGGTCAGAGCCAGCAGCAGAACGGCGGTACGTGCAATGGTGCCTGCAGTAATGTTGAAATTCATACGTTGCTCCTTTCGTGTTCGTATTCATGTACTTCGATGTCGGACATTCTGTGGTTCAACACCTGAATGTCTCTCTGGATGACCGGGATCTTCTCCGCAAAACCGTTGTGCTTGCGGACCTCCCGGGTCAGCTCCTCAATTTTGTATTCCATTACGGCATTGGAACGCGAGTTTGCGATCAGCACGCCGATCAGGGTCACAACACCGCTGAGGATGGCGGCAATGATGCTTTCCATCGGCGCTCACCCTTGCGGCCTTCCATTTCGGGAATGGTCACGATCTTGGCAACACGCAGCTTGCGGGCCAGTGCGGCCTCGTCCGTATACAGTGGGCGGCCCATGCCGTCTTCCAGCAGCAGCATCTCGGTCAGGGCATCCTCGGTGGTAAACATAGTCGGGGTGCCGCTGCCGCGGTAGTCCTTGCGGGCACGGATGGCCTGCTTGATAAAGGCCTTGTACTTGTCCTCCACGGTGGAAAGGCCAGTGGTCTTCACCTGCACTTTGATGGTAAACAGGTCGGCGTCGTTGAACACCGGACGGATGCAGTTCTCATCGATCTTGTCACGGCTTGCTGCCATGCGGCCGTCACCCAGAATGTAGGCCAGTGCCAGCTCACGGTTCAACTTGTAGCGCATCTCGTTGCGCAGCCATGCCACCACATCAAAGCTGGTAATGTCTACCACATCGTCGCGATCCAGCTCCTGCTTCTTGTACACCGTGGTCGGGCCGGTGGAGCGGCGCAGCAGGCCGAACACCTCTTCAGTCTTGTAGTTGCCCTTCAGGTAGCCCTTGGCACGTGCATCATCCTCGGTCAGGTCGGCGAACAGGCTCTTGAAGCGGCTGAACGGGATGTGCTTCACGCCGCCCATCACCACGCTCACCCAGTCGTCGGGCTTGTCAATGATGCTGGGCGTGGTGTCCAGCAGGTGATCTTCCGGGAACAGCCAGTCGATATTGTCAATGCCGTGGCACAAAGCGTCCACCTCGCTGTCCTCAATGCCGGCATTTGCAAAAGCGGCCTTCATGGTGCCGCAGGTCTTGGCGGTCTTCACCACCTTGTTGATCTCGTCGATGCTGTGCTTCAGCACGGTGCCCTTCGTGTCCTTCTCAAATACGTTCTGCTTCACGGTTTCTTCCTCCTCATCGTTAGTCTCTTCGCCGTCACGCTTTTCCAGGGCCATGCCCACCAGTGCGTGGCAGCACTCCTGCTGTTCGGGTGTCATGCTGTTGTACACCTCTTTCAGCGTCTTGCCGTCCTTCTGTTCGTCCGCCCTCTCGGCTTCCTCCTGTGTTGCTTTGTCGGTCGCTGCATCGCCGCTGTGTACAAGGTCGTCCAGCGGTTCGCCGTCCGGGTCCAGTCCATGGGCAATGCTCAGGCCGCCGTCTGTGTAGATGAATGCTTCGCCGCCCTCGTAGTCCTCGTCAGCACTGTGCTTCACCACCTCGTCGATCAGCGCACCCGGGTTACAGCCTGCCAGCACAAGACTCACTTCCTGAATAATGCCGTGCTGGACAGTGTTTCCGGTCTTCTTGATGCAGTTTGCATAGATGGAAAAAGCGTTCAGGTCGCCATTTTCCACGCAGGCCTTCGCGGTCCGGCCAGTATCCGTATCGTTGAACTTTGCGTAGCAATACATGCCCCCGGGCCGGTTCTCCAGCAGGCAATGGCCAAGGACGTTTTCCAGGTTGTCATGGTCATGGTTGTACACCATGGTCACAACTTTGCCGTCGCATTCCTGGAACGCATTCGGCGCAATGGTCAGGCCATCATAGCACTTGGTCTTTGCCTTCGTGGCCCAGCCGCTGCAGTCATAATCAAACTTCGCCATTTTGATTTGCCATACTCCTTTCTACGGCTTCCTTTCCAGCCGTGATCGTTTTGTTTCTCTCAGCAATTTCCGCATCGGATTGCGAAATATTGCTGTTCCGCAGTTCGTCCGCCTTCGGGTCCTTCGAGGGCTTCATTCCCAGCAGCTGCCGGAACTCGTTGCTCGTCAGGATCTCGTTGCGGGTAAACTTGTCCGCCATCTCGGCAACGGCGCTCACCGGTGCCAGCTTGAACGGGTCGCGGAAGTACAGCACACTCTCGCGGCCTTCCTTCCGGTCCTCTTCGGTCAAAAACTTTCGCTTCAGCTCGTCTACGGCTGCTGCCACAAGGGGCTCAATGGTACGGTTCTCATAGTTCGTCATCACCGCATCGCTTGCTGTACCGTTCATGATCTCCGGGGTAATGCCTAACTGGCTGTATGCCATGTTGGTCAGGTATTCCACGGTTTTCAGGAGGTTATTTTCAAGGCTGCGGTTCAGCTGCGTAATGTGTTCCGAACCATCGGTATAGGCAATGCCGTATTTAGAGCCGGTCAACTGCCGCTCAATCTCGGCTCTCCGGTCGTCCGCTCTTTTTTTCTGGATTTCGTTGCGCACTACATATGGTAGCTGGATGATGAGGTCCAGCTTTTCAGACCCCAGCTGGTCATCCACCACGTCCATCAGGTTCAGCTTGCGGACAAGGCGCTGGATGGTGCCGTTCGGCTCGTTCATCACGGCATAGAACGGGTTCTCGATCAGGGCCACTTCTGCTTTCGGCAGGGTGATCTCCTCTTTCTGTCCGGTCTGGTCGTTATACACTTCCAGCCGCACATCATCGGGGTACCATTCCTTCACCTTTGCCACCCGCATGGAAAGGATCTTTTCTTTGCCGGTCTCTTCGTCCACATCCACGTCCACCGGCACCAGCGCTGCCACGCCCTCGTCCAGTACAGAGAGGAACATGTCATACCGCAGCGCCCTGCCGGTCTGGTCCTTGTTGCCGGAAAGGTTCAGACAGCAATTAAGGCCCGAATCAACGGTTTCGTCGTAGCGTCCGTTTTCATCGAGCCTTACGTGGTTTATTGTGATGCCCGCTGCGTCCATGGCAATGCGGGTGTATATGGCGGTCATGATCGTACGGTCATTCGCACGGTTCAGCCGTACCCGGTCAGGCCGGTAGCTGCTCCCTCCGCCATAGTAGTTCTTCCCGGGAGGGTCCCGGTTCGTAAAGGCGTTCCACGCCCGTTTCAGGCGGGAGCCAATCGTTGCTTCACTTCTCATAGATGCCTTTCTTATTCTGAGTGAACCTTCATCGTGCTCATACGATTCTGGATTTTCTTTGAGGCAATAAGATTTTTTCCGATTTTTGCCACAGCGTTGTAGTTGTTGTACAATGTGCTTATGGTTCCTAATGCTGATGCGGCCGTTCCGGCTGTCGCAAGCATCTTTTTCACATTGCTCGGAGTAGCAATCAGTGATTCATACTGCTTTTCTTTTTGCAACCGGTTAATTTTAGCATTAAGTTCTTCATCGCTCAGCACTCGAACACTCTTTTTCTCATGCGCTCGCGTATAGTCTGAATGTGCATGAGTTTTAGGAGTTGAACTCCGCTCTTTTCCCGCCTCTTCCATAAGTTCAGCAGCTTTTTGTTTGCCTGCAGCAACAAATGGCTCTAACTTGCCAGACTTTGCCAAGCGATACCCGCCATACGTTCCCAATGCAGCAACCGCTAACGCTGCGCCGATTTTCAACGCCCTTTTTTGTTTGTCTGAAAGCCCAACTCTCTTTTGTGACTTTTCATCTGTTCCTTCAGCGTTACTCCCTACATATCGGCTTCGTCCTGCCGCAGTCAGAGTCCCATCTTTATTTTGATATCGACGCACGCCCCATTTCATGCCCTTGATGCCCCAATGGTAAAGTTCATCGTTATAGCTGTGCATATAATCACCTCCTCTCTAATAAGAAATCCTCTATTGAAAGCGATTTCATTGTTTCTTTTTTCGACTGCTCCTTGCAAATATAGATTATCTGCTGTATGATAGATTCACAAACTACGAGGAGGCTGTCATTATGGCCAGTAACGAACTGCTTTCTACAAAAGACCTCAACTGCGAAATCGTTCCAAGCGATATCCCGTTTGACTTTAGTGATAAGACACGGTTCCGAAAAGTTGAGTTTCCAGAGCAAACTGGAGTTACCGCCAATTCTTTGCTTCAACTTCTTCCCCCAGCCATTGTTTCAGATACTGCTTCCAAAACCTACATTTTGAAATTTCCAGAAGGTGTCCAGGGAGTGCTCTTGCATCTTCGCAACGGAGGCTATGCCACGACTGTGGTTGATGCTAGTTCGCATTTTAGTGGAACCGCATCCTTGCATCCAATCAATCCAGCATCCGTTGCCCTATTTAATGCCTTTAGCATTGCTTCTTTCGCAACCGGGCAATACTTTCTCTCCGATATTTCGTCTAAAATGTCGGAAATCAGCCGAAAACTTGACGATGTCCTTAGTTTTTTAGAGGACTCCAAGCGCACAGAACTTCTTTCCGAGCTGACATTTGTGAAATATGCCGTTGGAAATTATTCCACAATCATGTTAAGCGAGCCCCAGCGCATAGCTACTCTAACGAATATCCAGCGTTCTAAGATTCGAGCGATTGCGGACATCGACTTTTACACAACCGAACTAGAGCACCGGGTCAATGCAAAAGACGCTAAAAAGAATCAGGAGCCTGTTCTAATTGCAAAACAGAACCTTGACTTATCATCACAGCTCTATGCAATCAGCACTATCATGGAAGTCTATTATGCACAAAACTGGAATGCTGTTTATCTGGAAAGTGTTCTTGCAGAGGCAGACCTACTGCTGGGGCACACGAAAAACAAAATTTCCGATGCCATTAGCCCTTACGCAAAGGATATCCGAGAAGCACACAAGGCGGCCTTCCTCAAAAAAGATCCTGCCCCCTTTACTCAATCCGAAAAGAGCATTCTAAAAATATCTGATAATCTTACAAAACAGGTGCTAAGTCCACTGGTTACGGTAATTAAAAATGCACTAAATGAACCCATGAACCCCTCCGAGCTATATTTGACTCAGGACGGATTTATGTACCAAAAAGTCTAGTCATTGTAGTGGGGAACTCTGCTTACGGTTTATATTGCAATTACAGTATTTCAGATGCTGTAATCACTCAAATGCATCCCGGTTCTGCTTCCACGCAATGTAAGCATCCATCATAGCTGCCACAGCATCGATCTTCTGGTCCTGCCGCTGCTTGTAAAGCTTCCGGTTGCCGTTGGTGTCCACCAGTGCAATGCAGTTGCCCATTGCAAACTGCATCAGCTTTTCGTCAAACAGCAGCTTCCGCTGTTCGCTCAGCTTTTTCAGCTCGCCCAGCGGCACGCTCTCGGTCCTCGCACCCTGAATCACCTTCGTAATACCAAAGGTGCCATTCTCCTGCCCCCAGCGCTCCACGAATTCCTGCGCGTTGTAGGGGTCGTAGCCAAACGCCCGCACGTCGTACTGGTTCTGCTGCACGAAGTTATCAAGGTCTTCATACACCTGCATCATGTCCAGCACTGTGCCGTCAAATACGAATAGTGTCCCCTCTTTCATGAACTCTTCGTACTGGTTTCTCCGGCTCACGGGCAGTTGGCTCAGGGTGTAGCTGGTAATGTAGTCCCTTGTCTTTACCCCAAAATATCCGCTTGAAAGCGGAAACAAAAACGTAAACGCACAAAAATCATCGCCCATGCTCAGGTCCGCGCCCATGGCGCACGGCATCTGCCAGTAGCTTCTCGGTCGGTGGCAAAGGGTCTCTTCATACGGAAAAAAGTATGTGTACCCCTCCATCGGCAGATTGAAGCGCTTTGCAAGGATGTCATTCCGAGCACTGGGCGATTTTTCGGCTCGTTCTACGTCCAGCTGGTAGGTCTCGTAGCTCACGGTCTTGCCAAGGTTCGGGTTTGCCTTCAGCCACATCTCCGGTCGACCCACTTCCTCAATGCTGTCCAGCTTGTAGTACCAGATAGAGACATGTGGGTTTACGTACTCCCCCTTCAGGATGCTCAGCAACTCCATTTTGATGTCGTCGCCGCATCCGTTACGCACCGTGCCCTCGCTGCTTGCCGCAACGATCAGGTAGTTCTCGTTTTTCGCCGCGCCCTGCTCAATGGCACCAATGGGATCTTCCCGGATGTCACAGCTTAGCCATTCGTCCACGGTAGCCACCGTGTCGCGCCGGCCCTGCAGTTTTTCGATGGTCATGGGGCGCACTTCCAAAAGGCTGTTGGTCACAAAGTTCTCAATGCCTTTCTTCGTGCTTGCCATCTTCACGCGGTCTGCTTTCGCGCCGGTGGTGTTCTGCAGGCTGCCATCGGTCATGAACTTCAGCACCGGCCCTTTTGCCCGCGCCAATGCGGTGCGGAAGGGTGCCAGCACTTCCTCGGCCTGCTTCATAGTAGGCGCTGTTGTCAGCTGCTGGGTGGTGTTCGTGTTGGCGGTCATAAAGTATGCCTGCAAGAACTCCAGATACATGGTCTTTGCGGCCGAACGTGTGATAATAAGGTACTGCTTCGTTACCAGACGCTTTTTGATGCGTTTGGTCTCGTAGTGCCCGCCTGCCCCGTGGGGGTTCGGCACATACACGCTCCGCTCCACAAAGTAGTACCAGCCAAAGATCTGTTCTGCCCACAGCTTAAAGCTGTCCAGCATCTTCACATCGCCGCCGTCGGTCAGGGTCAGCTCGTCCTCGCAGAACGCAATAAAGCCGTTGATGGCCTTATCGTCATAGTAGATGCCCGGGTTTGCGATCAGGTCGTCGATCCGGTTCATCTCCATGCTGATTTCTCTGCAAACGGGGATCTCCCCGCGCATCACGGCCTCCCGGAACCGGCCGTAGTAGATCGGCGTTGCCGTGTTCGAGAGTGCCATTTTGATTTTTCAGCTCCTGTTTTTATTGATCGGCTTTTTCCGCGCTGTCCTTCTCGTTCAGCATCTCGGTCAGTTCTGCGTACTGTTCATCGGTCAGCTTGTTGGCAGCGTAGAAGATGTCCAGCTTCTTTGCCATACCAGCGGTCTGACCGCGCTCGATCATGCGTTTGCAAGTGTTATAAAGTGCCATAGTATTCCTTCCTTTCTGTTTATGCGCTTTCAGTTGTTTCGTCATCGGTCACGCCCAGCTCCAAAAGAGTCAGGCGATAGTCCTGGTCAACGTTCAGTGCGTCCGCGTCTGCCAGAGCAGCATGCAATGCCGCCACCGTGTCCGGCAGCTTCTTCCGGGCTTCGGCCTTTTTGCGCTCTTCTTCCTGCGCGGCCAGCTCTTCGGCGGTGTAGCGGATGTATCTCTGCACCGGCACCTGTTCCACCCATTCCTCCTGCGCCTTTACGCCGGGGCGGTCAACGATCTTCTGCACGTCCTTGCCACCGTTCGGATACTCGGTCACTGTCTCCCAGTGCCACTGCTCCTCCACGCCCTCTACGGCGGGGTGGGTGATCTCTTCGGTGCTGGTGGTCAGGTAGCCCAGCGTCAGGTCCGGGTTTTCCACGACCGCGCCGGTCTCGTCAAGGATCTTCATTGTGTCACCTCCATGGGGGTCACATATTTGCCGATTCGCGAGTAAGATACTTTTCCGTC